CCTAGCTGAGCTAAATGCTCCTAGGGCAGAAGGTCTTAAGGTCGGATTAAAGTCTGCACTCCACCAAGGACAGATTAACGCTTTGCGTCCCTTGTTTACTGATGAAGAGGTAGGTACTTTACTAATTGCATGTGGACGTAAGTTCGGTAAAACTGAAATGGCTGTTTATCTTCTATGGAGACAGGCATTATTATTTCCTGGTTCTGCATGTTACTACGTAGCCCCATCTAGGGAGCAAGCAAAGAAGCTATTATGGGATGTAAAACGTTTACATAACTACATGGATTCTAAATATGTTGAAGGAAAACCTAACAACAGAGATTTAATGATAAGACTAAAGAATGGTTCTTTCATTCAATTAATGGGAAGTGAAAATTATGAAGGCGCTAACGGATTATCTCCACACCTTATTATCTACGATGAATTTAAAGCTTTTAATCCTAATTTCCACAGAACGATGGGTCCTAACCGTGTTACGCATGGTGCAAAGCTTGTTGTAATTGGGACTATGGCCGATAGTAGTGCTGTAAATAGAAAAGAATATAACGGCTTAATGAAATTCTGTAAAGAAGATAAGTCTGCTCACGTTCACATAGCCACTACATTTGATAATCCTATTAATGTGTTACCTCACAAGGCTAGGGCCATTAAAGAGGAGATTGCTTTATTAAGGGCTAGAGGAGATGAAGATGTAATACAGAGAGAGTTCTATTCTAGAATTATCCCAGGAGGCTCTAGGAGCATCTTCCCGATGTTTTCTAAGAGTAAGCATGTGATGCCTCACGAAGAGGTTATGAACCTCATATCGAAGGATCTGAACGATCTGGAGTGGTATGTCACGATGGACCCTGGTTCTTCTACCTGCTTCGCAGTGTTGTTCGTAGCAATTAACCCTTTTACTAAGGAATGTTATGTTCTAGATGAGATATATAAGACTAAGCAAGGTGAGACTACAATTGGGATAATATACCCTGAATTGATAGCCAAGATTAAGGATTTAAACCCTCATATTAGCTTTGAGGATGACTGGACTAAAACCTATGATGAAGCTGGACGCTGGGCAGCGGAGGAGATCATGTCTAGATACGAAATTGCCTTTAATCCTACTATGAAAGCGCACTCAGATAAAGAAGCTGGTCTGTCTCTTATAAAGGACATGATGACCAATGGGTTGATCGTTTTTTCGGACAGGTGTATCGAGACGGTTACTGAAATTGAGAATTACGCGAAGAATAACAAAGGTAAGATCCCTAAAACGGATGACCATGAGATAGACGCTTTGAGGTATACCTTATTTGCGGATAATTATGATATCACGGAAGCATTACGTATTAAGAATATTGATGAAACTCCTGACCTTAGAAAAGGTAGATTCAGACATCCTTCACATGACCCTGCATTAGAGAGTGAGTTTTTTAGTGGCTTTGAAAGTGACTTTGAATGGGACTAACTCTAGCAGGCTCCTGAAGTGAACAATCTATTTGCTGTTGCGCCCTGTCGGGCCTCAAGCCCAGAAGGGTGCGTAGGAAGTTTAACTCTAAGAGGAGTCCTTTAAGAGTAGTACACTATGAATATGTCTGTCAAGAAAAATTTTGTGTAATGGAATGTATGTACAAACAAAGTTTAAAGATGTCTAATATTCACCCCTAGTCAGGATTATCAAGTTCCTTGATCCCGTTATATGGCCGGGGCCTTGCAATTGTAATGCCAATGAGTTATAGTGGTAATCGAGGTGACTATGCAAGAATTATTCCTAATTGGGTTAACTATGATTAGCCTATTTTCAATTGGCTTATCTGTGTTTGCTATTAGTAAGCTTTTTAAAGTTTCAGTAGAAATAGCAGCGTTTAAAGCCAGTACTCATACAGTACAGTATGTAGGGGCAAATGCAAGTGGAGCAGTAGGTGTCAAAGATTCAATTGATGACAAGGATATCACGGAGTTCCAAAAAGAATACAGAGAGGAGTCTCGTACAGCTTACCCAGAGTTCGCTACATACGATGATGACCTAGAACTAAAGGGACTATAATATATGTTTGATTCAAGTACTACACAACAAAATCTAGAATCATTTTTCAAAGTCGTAGACAAAAAGAAAGACGTAAAACATAATTGGTTAAAGGGAATGAAAGATTCATTACTCGAAGAGAACCAAGGTAGAACAGCTATCCAACGTAGCTTCTTAAGAGCGTTCATGGGTGTTGACTCTACAGATAATGTAGTAAGAAGAGATCCCAGAGATCCCTCTACAAAAAAGAAAAGAATTAGAAAATTTAGAATACCTCACTTACACGATATTATAGAAACCAAAGTTTCACAAATGACACGTCTTAAACCTGACCTAGACGTTCAACCTGCCGATGACGAGTTCTCCGATAGAGGAGCTGCTAAAGTAGCTAATGCAATGATTAATTATATTTTCCAACAACAATTATTAGATGATAAAATGATAGACATCCATAGGAATAACGGTATCCTTGGAGAGGCTTTCTTATTCATTGAGTATGATAAAAACATTGGTGATTTAGACCCTGACTATGTAAAAGCTAGAGACGCTGGTATTACAGAGATCAACGGTAAGCCTTTAATGCCTATTAGAATGGGTGATGTTAAATACACAGTAGAATATCCATGGAGAGTCTTACTTCAGATCACAAGCCGTTTTGATGAGTGTGAATACTACTTCAGATATAAGGTTGTACCTACAGATGAAGTTGTAGAGAACTACCCAGAAAATGCTGAGAAGCTAGGGAAAAGAGCCGATGAAGGTGTTACCATTTTTGATACAAATAATCTTGAACCACGTCTTGTTGAAAATCATACAGTAGTATGGGAATTTTATCACAAGAGAACAGAGTTCGTACCAGAAGGATATTATGCAAAGTTTACAGACGATTGCATGTTAGAAGAAACTAAATATCCTTTTACAATGGACGAATTTAATTTTGAAAGATTAACAGATATAGACTTACCTGGGGATAACAGAGGTGTCTCTAAGCTTGAATTTGCTCTGCCGATGCAACGCTTATATGACGATCTTACTACACTAATAGGTAAGAACATTTACATGACTGCGCATACCAAAATGGTAGTGCCAAAAGGTTCGGTTAAAATCGACACTTTGGGTAACGACAATACGGTTGTACAGTATACAGGTCCGCAGGCTCCTACGACTATGCAGGTAGCCCCAAACCCTGCCGAGGTATACTCATTCAGAGAGAACATTAAGAATGAAATGCAGACTCTTATGGGTTCGAATGGTATATCTAGAGGCGAAGTACCGAAAGGCATCACTGCCGCTTCTGCTCTTACGTTCTTAAATGAACTAGAGTCTGAGCGGCAGTCATCTGCCATAGCAAAACACGCCAACTTCATCAAAGGAGTTGGGAGAAAAACGATGTCCATCGCTGCAGATAACTATGGTGCCGACGAAGAGCGTATGGTTAGAATCGTCGGAAAGAACAAGGTTCCTTTACTTAAGCATTTCGACGCTGCAGTTTTTTCTCGTCCTTATGACATTAAGTTTGAATCTTCTTCTGGTTTTCCTGAAACTAGAGCTGCTAAAACTCAGAGAATCATGGAAGTTATGCAGTATAGCCCTAATCTCTTTAGCCCGGAAAGATGGCAGTACATGCTTGACCTAGCTGACCATGAGAAAATGGTTTCGGTAGCGACAAGTGCTATTCACTCTGCAGAATCTGAAGTTGAAGACATTATGGCAGGAGAAGAAGTATCTCCACCTGAGTTCTATGAAGATCACGTAGCAAAATTAAAAGTGTTTTACGCAGCATTACAATCTAGAGCTTTTAAAGAAGAGTCTGATAATGATATTTATGAAACATTTATTCAACATGTATCCTTACAAGAGCAAATGGCTTTAGATAGAGCTGTTAATAGTCCACTAATTAGTGCAGAACTTGCAACATTAAAATTATATCCAATTACACCTGCATTACAGGCACAAGCTAAAGAAATAGTAAAATCACTCGAACAACAAATGGCCATGGTTCAGGGACAGGCTAATCGTGGCGAAGAAGTAGATGGTCAAATACCTGGAACAGACTCTGAAGGAGCACAATAATGTCAGAAGAAAACAATCAAGAAGCAGAAGTAACTAATGATGCACCCGTTCAAGCCGAGGCTTCTGTAGAGGAGCTTCAAGGCTTAGCCAGCGCCTTCGATGATGATGGAGATACGCACGAATACAAGTCTACTGGGTCTAGTCCTGAATCAGACGATGATTGGGGTGATGACTTAAACGGTATACAGGAGAAGATAGCTAGTGAGCAAACAGATGAAGACGATACGACAGAAGAGGCACCTGAGGCTGATAATAAGCAACAAGCTAGTACTGAAGAAGAAGGGGAGACCGAAGCCGATGTTGAAGCTAGTGGGGCTGAAGATGACGAAAAGTCTGAGTCTACTGATAAACCTGGAACTATTGAAGTTAAAACTCAAGACGGCATTCTTGAGCTTACCCTGGAGCAGATACAAGACGAACACCCGGAAATCTTACAAAGATTAAAAAATGAAGTTTCAGGCGAAAAAGAGATCGCAAGGCGTTTCAGCGACTTTGACAAGGAAAAGACATCATTTCTAGCCGAAAAAGAGGAAATTGAGGGCTATATAGGGCAATTTGCCGAAGCCACTAAGGATGGAAATGTATTAGGGGGGTTGACATACTTCGCAGAATTTGCTAATATACCACCATACCTTTTGAAGGAGCAATTAATTGCTGCATTAAGGCCCGAACTCGATAAGCGTTCTATGATGTCTCAGGATGAGATAAACAATAGTCGTTTAAAAGAAGAGAACGAGTACTTAATTCAAAAGAATGAGTCCGATACTCAAAAATGGCAACAGGAGCAAGCTAGAGCTGCAGAAGAACAAGCAGCCCAGAACTTCCGGAACCAAGTTAACTCAATTCGGGAAACTCACAAAGTAACAGACGAAGAATGGGAAACAGCTAGGGACCAACTAGATGAAGAATTGCCCAGTGACGTGGCTACAATACCACTATCTGCAATGCAAGACCGAATCTTAGAGTTGAGAGAACAAGCCGCTACCGAGACATTGGTCAATAGCCTGGTAGAGCCAGTTAGAGATCAAGTTAATGATACGTTCGTAGATAAGCTTAAGACCATGGTTCAAAATAACCCGGATCTTACCAAAGCAGACCTACAAATAGTAGTTAAAGACAGTCTTAAAATTCGAGCTGATAAAGAGTTAAAACAGAATTTAGAAAAGAAGTCACTAGAAAAACCTAAGAAGGTTATTCCACAGGACTCAGACCGTTCTTTCGAGAGTCTAAGCGACTTGGTAGAATGGGATTAACTTAATAATTACTTATGGAGAATAAGAGAAAATGGGTAGAGAAACATGGACCTACGACCAAAGCACTGAAGTAAACTTACTTAAGACAACTTTTGGTACGTTGCAAGAAAAACAATTTAATAAAAATAACATCCTTATCGGACGTTCTAAAAAGAAGAACGACTTTGACGGTAAACTTCACGAGTTTCCAGTTGAGCAAAGTATCGGTGGAGGTGTATCTAGTGGTTCTTTAGGTAGAAGTTCTAGAAACAAAAACCTTAAAGCAGAATTAAGAAGAAAGAGCCTTTATGGTACTGTGTCTATCGACAGAGAAACTATGAAAGTAGCTAGAGGCGGAGCAAGTGCATTTGTAAAAATGACACAACACGCTATTAAAAAGCTTACTGAGTCTTTTTCTAGAAACATCGAAAGACAATTGACTTTGAACGACCTTACTGGTTCGGGCTTATTAGCTGTTGTTGATGGAACACCTACTGGAGCAGGAACAGAGGCTACGCCTTATGTATTGACTGTTGCGGCTGGTACTGTAATGGAGCAGTTTGAAGAAGGTGACATCGTTCACTTGAATTCAGACGCTACAGAAGCTACCGAGTGTGAAGTTGTAGAAGTTAGTCTAACTAGCATTTCTATAGTTGGTCAACCTAGTGTTGCACCTGCAGACGAGGATGAAATTTATATGCAGTACTCTAAAGACGGCGAACTTGAAGGACTTCAAGGAGTTCTAAAAGCAGTTCCAGGTTCAGGTGTTGTTTATAAAAATATCCCAATCGGACGTAGATGGAAAGCTACTCAAGAAAATGCTGGTGGAAACGCTATCGACACTGCTAGAATTAACAAAGTTATTTCAGCACTTGAGAAGACTTGTGGAGAAAGCCCGTCTTTCTTACTAGCATCTTACGAGCAGTATAATGCTCTTTTAGACCTTCACGAAGATCAAAAGGTTTATAACCTTCCAACTAAAGATAAGCGTTTCATGGAGACTATCTCTTATAGCGGTATTCAAGTAATGGTAGGTTCTGGTGCTATCCCAGTTCTTAGATCAAGATTCGTTCCTGCTTCTGAGATCTACATCTTAAATGATGACAAGATGCACATCAAATGTGCTCCAGGTGGATTCGAGTGGTTTGACGAAGATGGTACTGTGTTCTTACGAAAAGATAAAGAAGATAGTTATGGTGCAAGATACGGTGGTTATGCTGCTTTCTATGCAAACCCACACTTCCAAGCTATTACCTTTAATCTAGCAGTAGCATAAAACTTACGCCTAATAACATAAACAATTAGGTTTAAAGGGCGGTCTTATGGATCGCCTTTTGTTTTTGTGGTATACTAGGAGATATTATGGGTACAATTAAAGGACAAACACAAATAATTAATGAGGGTGTACAAAAAGCATCATTACTAATACCACACGATGAAGGCTTATAGGGGAGTATAATGGCATTAAAAGGACTAAGAGGTAGAGTCAATCTTACCACTAATGAGACAAAAGATGTAACAGTAACAGAAGATAGTGACAAAGTCGCTATAGATGTTAATATAGTTTCAGGAGGCGGCGGAGGTAGTGCTGATAGTACCGCTGCTAACCAAGCTTTACAAATAGCCGAAGCTGAAGAGTCTAATGACACTTTAAATGAGATTGAAACTAATACACAGGAAACTACGGATGCTCTTGTAGCACAAACTCTGACAGTATCCAAGGAAGCAGAACAGGTAATAACAAATGTCAAATTAGAAGAATTAAAAGATTTAGTTGATGAGCTGGCTACACAAACCGAAATACAACCAACTTCCAATGTTGCGAGCGTAGTAAAGGTTCCATGGGATAATTTTCAAGTAACTGCCAAAAACGGAGCAGGATGTCCAACATCTACTGAGTATAAATTAGGATCAACATTAGTAGCTACCGTAACAATCACTTATGATGTAGATGGAGATCTACAAAGCTTGGTAGTCTCGTAATGGCTAATAAGAAATTAGTATTTAACCCTGCTACGGCAGAATTAGAATTAATTGCTGAAGTACCAGCAGATTTATTTGATCTTGGAGTTACGGATGGAACCAATGGACAAGTTCTATCAACCGATGGAGCGGGAGCCCTTACTTTTGTAGATCAAAATGGAGCTGTCGATTCTGTCAACGGTGAAACTGGTGTTGTCGTTTTAGATAAGACTGATATTGGATTAACGAATGTTGATAACACAAGTGACACACAAAAAGTAGCAAGCGGTCCTATTAAAGATGCACTTGATTTAAAAGCCAACACTTCAAGTTTAGCAGATATTGCTTTAAGTGGTGATTATAAAGACTTATCTTTAAGCGCAAGATTTCATAACGCTACTAACACAATCACTATGACTGCTGACAAATACTTTATGGACCACGGGGCTGCATTAACTGAAGCTATTGAGATTTTACCCGAGGGGAGTGTTAAACAAGGTCAGACTGTTTATTTTAGAGTTAATGCTGTTAATTCTTCTACTACTTTAAAAACCACGACAGGTTTTACAAGAATTTTTGATAAAGATAAAATTGCTTTTTTCTTGGATGGAAAACCTGTTTATGCTTTTACTGAGCTTCTGTCAACATGGAGACAAATCGAAGGAAGTGGTCCTAGTGATGATACGGTTGGGCCTGATAAAATAACTAATGCTGCAAAAAATGAAATTACACCTATAGGAACTGTAAGTGCTTTCGCCGGCGCTTCGGCTCCTGATAAATACCTTATGTGTGATGGCTCAACAATTTCAAGGACTACTTATTCGGACTTATATGCAGTCTTAGGTGATGTTTACGGGAACGGTGACGGTTCAACTACATTTGAAATTCCAGATTTGAGAGGAGAATTTTTAAGAGGTCTAGATGGAGGACGTGGAGTTGATGCAAGTAGGACTTTGGGAAGCGCACAAAGTGATTTATTAAAAAGTCACACTCACCAAGTCCAAAATGTTTTTAGTGGTGGTGGAACAGGAGATGAAGAAAACTATGTTTCAAATGTAACTGCAAGAAGAAGCACTATAGACACATTGAGCAGTGGTGGAGCTGAAACAAGACCAAGAAACATTGCAATGAACTACATTATAAAAGCGGAGTATTAAATAATGACATTAACAAGAAAACAAATGAATATCGGACGTTGGAAGTAAAAATGACCGACAATGCTGTAAGATTAGAAATCACAGGCTTCTAAATGGATAAGTTAGAACAAGATGCCCTAAAAAGAATAGAGATTCAATTGCATGAGGCTCGAGCAGACAGAAGCAAACTCTTAGAAAAGTCTCACAACATAGAACTAGAAGTAGTAAAAAACACAGTTTCTTTGGATGACCACATGCGAAGAACAGATGCAAACGAATTAAGAATAAAAAGTTTAGAACAGTTTAAATGGTACTTTGCAGGTCTTATTACCGTAGTAACAATAGTAAGTGAAATAATTGGGAGATTACTTTAATGACAGATGAACAGAGAAGAAAATTATCAATGGGTTTAGCAGATATAGGCTCTATGCAATTAGAAGCAGGTAAGGGTAATAGGTACGCTGCTAACACTGAGGTAGCGGATATCGGAAAAGATGAAAAAGACCCTACCTTTAAACCTGCCTCTAAAAAAGATGCAGAGGTAGCAGATTTGGTAGCTCAAGGAGTTCAAAAAGCAGGTGACGAGATGGACCCTGAAGGAACGGACACTACTACAAAAACGGCCACAGACGCAGCTTCGGGAGCAGCTATGGGTTTTAAAGTTGGAGGCCCAAAGGGTGCATTAATAGGTGGAGTTC